CCTCAACCTTGTCTATAAGGCTACCAACGCCATCAACCACCTGATCTAGCACCGATATGTCTATCTTTTCAATTACAGGGTCTTTGCGCTTGCTTATCTCTTTAGCAGCACTGACAATGTCTGCCAAGCCTTTTATCTCTACACTACTCGGTAGCTCAATCTTGCCTATGGCTTCTTTAAGCTCGACTACCTGTGCTTCCAGTGATTTTATACCGCCAAGTTCGTCAATCAGCTCATCAAGGTTGTTTATTTCAACACCCTGATTTAGCGTTTTAGCTAGTTCCGCAATCTTCTTATTAAGCACCTCACCGAACTCTTTTGCATCGGCTATTTTTGTGCTGGTCTTAGCTTGCTTTAGCTTAGAGAGCCGAGAGTTACGATCATCGCTCATTTTCGCCACCAACGTAGCCCTCTAGTGCCTTGATGTAAGCCCTATCATCTAGATGTTGCTCTTTTAATTCTTTAAAAGCTTTGGTGCGTTTGTCTATCTGTGCCTCTAAATCGGTGATCTTATCAACCATAGCCTGATTTTGCTTAGGTGTATATGCAGGTTCTTCACCAACTATCACAGGTAGCAGTACACACTTGCAGTTAGGGTGTAGTGGTGGATCGCCATCTTGAAACTCGTTTTCTGGTGTAAAGAAGTTGCCCTTCAGTGAGTATTCTATCTGTCCATCATACGCAGCGCACTCATCCGTAGCACCTGCTGTGAGCCACTGCTTGCCCTCTACAACGCCAGATTGCTGATAAGCATCAAGTGTACCCTCAGTCGAAGCTCTGAGTACCTCTGTGCGTGTTATACGCTCGGCTTGCATCCTAGAGTAGCCAACGAAGTCGTCCTCTATTTGTTTGCGTATCTCAGGGATTGATTTCCCATCACTTAAACCGTCAGCTAGGGTCTTGATTAACTTATCTCGGTCAGTATCTAGCATTGAGCCAGTAAACTTAGCAACGTTTCGGGTAATCTTAGAGTTCATTTGATCCATTATGTATACATCCCTGCTTCCGACTAGCTTTAACGCTTCTTGACCGGCTAGTGTGGCTGTCTGCCCTAATAGCGGTGCGAAGTCTAGCTGTGCGCTAACCAGTAGCTCACTCTCGGTATTTTCGAAGTATCCTTTGGCTCTTGTATCGTCATAGTCCTTATTAGTAGCAACTTCGCTATCTAGGTGCATTAAAAAGCCCTTAACTACCTTGTCTATAAACTGCTCGACCTTCTTCTCAAAGTGCTTTTCCAGCGTATCAACGATGTGGATCTGCTTCTCCCAATAGGCAAGCACGATCTCATCGCTAAATACAGAGTGCTTCGGTTGCTTAGGTGGCTCTGTCTTTTGCTTTGGCTTCTTGAGCATCTGCTTAGCAAGTGGGATGGCTGCCTGTTTTAATTCGCGGATCTGAATCTGCTTGTCGTATATGCCCCGGCTTCTTAGCAAGGCTTTAACGTCTACGCTTTGTAAAGCTTTAGGTACTGCGGTTTGTTTATTCTTCATCGTTATTACCTGTGTCCTCTGCTGGCTTATCTTCCGGGTCTACTATACCGACTGCTGGTTGTGCGCTGTAAAAGTCATCACCACCTTCAGTAACAGGGTCAAGGTCTACAATCTCGCGACCTTCGTTCAGTGTGATTAGCCCTGCCTTGTATAACTTCTCAGCCTCGATTACGTCATCGGCTCGATCTTCAGGTATTGGATCACAGAAGCCAAGCACTAGGTTGTCACCGAACTCAGGTACTAGAAACTCATTGAGTGTATTAACAATTGACTCCATGTCTGGCTTAACAGTTGATTTGAGCCAGCCAGCGTAACTACCATCATAGGATGCGCGGTTTACGTCATCAACAATACCGATACTAGCCTTTGTGTTGCCAAAGCCAACCATGATCTTATCCCTATACCATGCAAGCTGTCCCAAGAACTCTTGGTCTTTATTGCTGAAGCTAATGTCAACAGGCTTAAGCCCACCGCCAAGTATCATAGTTTTATATGCGTTAGATGCACCGCCATAGGTTGTGCGCATCTCAGCTCTTAGCCGTTTCAACTGCTCATCGGTTACCTTTGAGTCAGTAGATAGCACGAAGTTGCTTATAGCACCATTCTTGAAGAACTGTGTGGTTGTTTCAGTAGTTAGGTTGTCTAAGTCTATCGTTTCAGCCAATGCCTCGACCGCACCGTAGCCTCTGAATGGGTTGTTAGGGTTAGGCTTCTTAAAGTGGATTATATCGGAAGGCTTATATGTTACTTCTACCTTGTCACCCTTAATAACATCCTTATATGTGTAGCTCTCAATAACAGTTGGATCTTCCGGGGTGGGTGGTCGCAGGTTTAACTCTACCTTATCTGGTGGTAGCTGTCGCAGGGCTGTAACTTGTCCGTTGGTTCTAATCTTAAGCCAAAACGCATCGCCAGATAGCTTCTTGTGCGACTGTATTGTGTATATTGAGTCGCTCTTAGTTGTTTCTTCGTTCGGTCGGTCTAGTAACGTCAGCAGTGGGTGTGTTTCTACCTCGTTGTATACAATCTCGCCATTGGATAGTCCGATAGTGTATAGCTCGAAGTCAATCTTTGATACTTCTTGAGCAATCACATCGTTGTTGCGGTATACCCAGCCCTTGTTGGCAGCTAGTATCTTAGTTGATATAGATGTCTGGTTAGATAGCTTGTTAGAGTTAAACTGTAAAAAGCCTCCTAATACATCAAATAGCTTTTCTTTCTGTTGCTTCTTCGCTGGACTAGAAGTCGTCGTCGAAGCCGGTGTCGACTCCCGGAAAGTAATCGGTGATCTGATCTTCATCGTTCTTTTTTACCTTTCGTTCTCTTTCGCTGCTAACAACTGAAATACTGAGGTTGTTATCTTCATTATACTTGGCATAAGCCCACTCTGCCAATGCCCAACTGTCAGGGTAATCGTCATGGGCATTTGGATCGTCTGGGTGATGTACACTGAGTAGTTGTCCTTTGTATTCTTGCTGTAAGTCCAGCATTTGTTGCTTAAACTTCTCTCCTTGTTTTGTACCTAGATTTGGCAATGTAGTCAATAACTCCTTGATTGATACTTTTAGGTTTTTATACATCTGATCCTTAGATACAGCACTAAACTTGATGCGATATAGCCCGGACTTCTCATCTGACCATTCAGTGTGTCGCTCAAACATATCTGGCATGAAGTCACCCTGCCCTGTGCTATCTATTGCCACAGCGACTATATTGTAGTTTCCTAAGAACTCTTTAATAACATCGAACTGGTCTTGATAGTTTTCGCCTCTAAGCTCCATCCAGTTCAGCACTTCCTTGCGGTTGTTGTCAGGATTATAACGTAATATGGTAACGACTGTACTATCGGGGTTCTTAGCTGTATCTATCCCGGCAAAGCAATCACCCTTCTTGAAGTGGTAGGTTATGCGCCTGTCCTCTACCAATGCAGTCAGATCTTCCTCGGTTGTGAAGTTACCTGTACCAATTAGCCACTTACCGAAGTAAGGTCGCTGTATCTCATCGCTATCTAGTCCGAACTTCTCGATCTCTTGCTTAATAGTCTGCTCATAGATCAAGTGCTTAGCCTCACCAGTCTGCTCATAGACCTGCCTACGCTGTGCCACTATGTCGTTAAAGTATAGCTTCAGGGCTTTAGGGTTCTGCCCTAGCGTTCGGAAGTAGCATAGCTTAGTACCGGCAGTACCTACAAAGATACGAGGTGCGTTAGTAGATGCACCAATCGGCATGATTGACTCTTTGACTATCTTGTCGTCAAGGTCTTGGCTTTCCTCAAATATCATAAGGTCTAGGGTCTTGCTCTCTGGCTTTGATGTCTTGGTTACCGGGGCTATGTAGGCTGATGAGCCATCGGGCAGCACTAAGGTCTTGGCGTTCTCTTGCTCCTTAATCAACGCCTCGGTTGCCTCATCCACTATAACCATGTCCTTAACCCTGCGTAATGCTATCTTAAGCCTATCGAAGTCAGTCTTTGCCTGTTCTATCTGTGGTGCGAATATGCCGATGTGTATCTGCCGGTTGAAGTACACCGATAGCCAAGTAAGTATAAACTCTGTTGTATACACTATGGCTGTGGTCTTGCCTGACTGCCTTGAGAACTCTACTGGTATCTCTATAAGCTTCAGTTTCTTTACATCTTCTTCTGTGGCATCAGCAGTCAAACGTAGGTTCTGGATCAATGCTTCTAGTATCTGGTCGCTTACCAGCTCTTGATAAGGGTAGAATACAACGTCATGCTGTATCTTCAGATGGTCTGCTCTCAGCTTCTTGAGCTTGTCCAGCATCATCGCCTCCTAAGTATTGTCTGAGTATGTCTTTTCTTGGGTCAACACCAAGCACCACTTCTTTGCGTTCACTCCATATTTCCTTGTCTAGTCTTTCTAATTGAAACTCAGCCTTTGTCTTTAAAGCGCGTTTCTTAGCCCATTTAGATTTGGCTTGATTAACACGACTCAGAAAATCTTCATCTGTCTTTAGCCATTCGTGAGCAGTCTGTTCAGTAATCTCTATATACATGGCAGCGTATTTAATGACTGGCACTTCTTCAAAGTATGATATAAAATCATCTTTCTTTTGTTGGCGTTGCTCTTTAGTCATCTTTAAGTTCTACCTTTACCTTTAGCACTTTATCACTTGGAAGTTTTCCGAGGTCTAATATAAGAGGATTGTCGGTGCGAAACACAACCTCATATTGATTATCGTTGCTCGCAAGCTTCCTTTGGCTAGTCCTAATGATTTCTGCTTCGAAGTTCATCTATAATTCCTTTGTATTGCTCCACTGATTTACGAATGTCGTATTCTTCTTGTATTTTAGCATAATTAGTATCAAACCAAGCCTGTCGCTCTTTGGCATCCATGTATAGCCTGACATCATCTGCGGTCTTAGCTACTGGCAGTCCTGCTAGGTTAGCCTTTATGGTCTTGTTATTAGACTTGAAGTGATC